TCCGAGAAACAGCACTACCATCGCAAATAAGCCAGCCCGTAGGCGAAGAACTTCCAGCATATGCTTGGACACCTCCAGTGGGTGAAAGTGAAGCAGCAGACTCTATAGCCGCCGTTCCGAGTCCTAAATTTGTTCTTGCTGTCGCAGCATTGTCAAAAGTATTATCGCAAGTTCTGCTGTCGGAAAGTCTGCTGTCTGCCGTATCAATCAGCGTTGCGTCCGTTACGACAGAGTTCAATTCAGCGAGTGTATCAATGTCGCCGGATTGCAGTGCGGAGTCCGCTGCTGTTCCCTGCGCGGCTGTCGCATAGGTGCTGGATAGGTCGGGAAGATCGGAGGCTCCAATCGCAGAGTTACGAAACTCGCTAACGCCATCGTATCGCAGGTATTGACCCGCATTAGCTGGAGCTGTGATGGTAACGCCTCCCAGCACGTCTAGGTTGTCTCCAGGCTGGACCGCGGAATCGGCAAGCGATCCCTGCGACGCCGTAGCAAATGCGCTCGCGTGGTTTCCGTCTAGTAAATCTGCATCAAGCCCCGATGCTGCGCCGTCATTTGAAGTGTCGAAGAATCCCAAAGACCTGATGTCGGCAGCAGTCTGGTCGCCCGTGAAACCAGAGTCATTGGTGAGTGTAGATATATTATCACCGGCTTGCAGTGCAGAGTCCGCTGCTGATCCCTGCGCGAAAGTTGCATAATCGCTTGAATCAAAAGCTTTGACTTGATCCAGATTAGATACTTCTGAATCCATCAATGCCCCCGCTGATGTGACGTTCGCGGTATCGGTAACATCTGCCCCGGCCTCAATGCCGTCCAGCTTTGCGTGATCTGCTGTTGTGAAGTTCTCGTCAGTCTGCGATGCCACAGTAAAGTCAAGTTTCCCGCCTGTATCGTCATAGTCAACGGTTATACCGCTTTCGGTATTTCCCGTAACCATTCCCCCAACAATGTCCTGAACTTCTTCGTCGGAAAGTCCTGTTCCAGTAGAAGAGATGGTTCCGTCGCCTGCTATTGTGATATTGGTTCCAGCAGTTAACGATAAAACCACGTTTGTCGTGTCAGTCACATCTGCGCCCGACTCAATACCGTCTAGTTTTGTTTTGTCGCCGTCTACAAAAGCTCCCTCGGACGGTTTGAGTTGATAGGAGGATAAATCTTGGTCGCCTGTATTGGTCCCGCTGACCGCATCGAGCGCAGAGGAATATGCTTGAACATTTACACCAATGTCAGAATCGACCAATGTGGTCGGGTCGTTCACTTCTGCACCCGATTCTATTCCGTCTACCTTCGTTTTGATCGCATCAAGTTGCGCCCCTGTGGTCGTAACGTCGGACAAGTCGGAGAGCGACTCACCTGCAATGTCGGTAATGTAATTGCCCAGATCGGATATATCAGCCTCAACCAATTGGCGAGATTCAAAGTCAGTTCCGTCAGCGATGAGTGCGTTGCGATTGGTCGCCGTGCTAGTGTTGACATCGGACAAATCTGATAGCTGAGTGGCTCCCGATGGTAGATTAGTTAGCTGCGACCCATCTACAGCGGGGAGTCTAGACGATCCGTCTAGCTGGACTACCTCATTTGCCGATGTGCCTACGTCAAGGCTTGCGGCAGTTCCTAGATCGCCAGGCTGTGTAGCTGAATCAGCTAGAGTCCCCTGAGCGGCAGTTGCAAGATCCCCCGTGTCGCTCGCCGCCGCCGTACCCGCGTCAGTAATATCAGAAAGAGTGTGACTGTGCGTTGCCTCTGCAAATGTCTCATCGGGCGATCTTTGCCCTTGGCAGTTGATCACAAGAACTCCGGTCGATGCGTGTATTCTTCCTACTGTCGCAACTGGTTGCACGGTTCCGCTAGTTGGTCGCGTCGATGTCAGACCGCTTGCGCCTACAAAGATTTCATCATTGAGGCTCCAGCCCGGAGTGTCTGTATCAAATGATCGAATTTCCCCCACGATGACACCATCTCCCTCGGCGTTGTTCGCAAGATCATCCGCGAGTAGTGCGACGGCTGGCATCTTGGCGGAATCAGATTGGTCTGCTGCTGCTACCTCGATTCGATCCGACACGCCCACATGTCCGGTGACGTATACTGGTGTTCCTTTCGTTAGCGTTCCTCCGCTGGTGTTTTTGACATGAACATAAAGCGTCCCTGCTATACTACCATGTATGTGGTCAGCGGTTAAAAGTCCCGGCACGTTGAGGTCATCAGACCAAGTCAGATCGTAATAGTCGCCGCTTGCCTTGGTAGCAATCTGCCCCGTTGTGCCTCCGGTCAAACCTGAAATGTCACTTGGCTGAATTGCTGTGTCCGCTGTTGCCCCTTGCGCTGCTGTCGCATAGTCGGCAGGGTCGAATGACTTTACATCGTCCAGATTAGCCACTTCGCTATCCATCAATGCGCCAGCATCTGCTACATTCTGGGCATTGGTCACATCTGCATTGGCTTGAATACCGTCTAGCTTGCTGTGGTCTGCGTCGGTAAATACGTTGGAGTCTGTAGCGGAATCAACAAGGCTTCGAATCTCGCTGGCATCTTGGTCAGCAGTAGCGTTCGACTCTATCCCGTCTAGCTTTGTTTTGTCACCGTCGATAAATGCACCTTCAGATGGCTGGAGTTGATAGGTAGACAAATCCTGATCGCCTGTGTTCGTACCACTCTGATTTCCAAGCAGTGTTTTCTCCGCGTCTGTAAAGGCGTTTGTGTCAGACTCTGACTCGTAAAGAGATTTTATCTCTGCACCAGTCTGGTCACCAGTAGCGTTCGATTCAATACCTGAAAGCTTGGAGCGCTCCGCGTCTGTGAGAATTTTTGTGGTCGATCCTTCGACCATATTATCCATTGCGAAGGCATCTCCAGCAACAGAAGTAGGGTCATAGACCGATGCAGCCATATCCCCGCCACTGCTAACGCCGGTTACGCTTACAGGAACGGAAACGCTGCCGGTCGTCACCGAAACGGATACGCCATCGTCGTCTAGCGTTACGGCTATGCTTGGCGACGTAGCAATGGATACAGATATTTCAGTCATTCCAGTCTCCAGCTTCCTCGAGAAAGTTCATGTCGCCTTGCAGCCTTAACTCTACCGGTTGACCGGATGAGGCAAGAAAATCCACTCTGTATTCGCATTCCTCTTTTTGTGCGATGTCAGACAAGGTGATCGAACTGTCTGCTGCTGAAACTGCAACAGGCGGAATGCTGATCGTTGTCGTTTGATCTGAAACCGTGACATATGATCCATCAGTGCTTGCCGTGAATGATCTTCTGTCGCTTAAATTGCGAGAACGAATTTCAAACTCAACACGTTTACCATCCATGTCATACGCTGCATCCATTGGAATAGATAGCTCAAGCGATGCGCCTTGCGGAAACTCAATCACTGGAACGACTGCCGTTTTTAAAGTGTAAGTGGTATTTGACATTGATTATTCTGATTTGCGCGCTCCGTATTCGGTTGCGCCCGTTTTTATTTTCAGAAAATGACCTGGGCAACTCATCCGCTCAATTTACCCTAGTTTGACCGATTCGCAAAAACAAGCGAAGTTTAGCAATGGACCTTGAAATTGATTTGTCGGAGTTTAGGAAGACGCTGAACGAATACGTGAAAGCGAACAAGCGGGAATCGTCAGATTTGATAAACAAGAAAGCGAAAGATATTGCTTTCCGGGCGGCGAAACACGTCGACAATGCAAAGGCTCCTGATATTACTGCTTTGGGTGCGCCCCATAAGCCGCGAAAGCAAGGCAGCAGAGCCAAGCCTAGAAATAAAACAAACACTTTATTTCATGCGTTGGCATCGAAGGGTAATAAATTTGGAAAAGCTCCGCGAGGAAAGGGAAACTATGACGTGGCTAGGCAGACTTTTGACTCTCGCAAAAGATCAATCGGCTACTCCAAGGCAATGTTTATAAAGCTCGCAAAGCAGTTGATAAAAAAGCCTTTTGATTTTACCAAAAATCCGCATGCAAAAGGTAGGGCATCCATCGACGACACATCTGCAAAAATATCTACTCCGGCAACATTGACTGCATTGCTCCACATCCCCGGGCTTGACTCAAACCACTACGCCAAAGTAATGAAGCCAGCGTTGGAAAAAGCAATTCGAGAAGCAACTGCTGACATGCAAAAGTATCTGGCAGATAAGTTGCAAAAGGTCGCTGATAAATACAGCTAGGTTTGACTGGCCCAATCCGATTCGGTGATCCATTCCTCTGTCGTCCACCACTCATCTGCTTCAATTGAGAGGGAGTAGCCCGTTGGTGAGTTGGTCAATTCCGTCTGCATCGGTTGACCTAGCATGGTGACGTTTGAATCTTCAGATGCGCTGCCTGTCGTTCCAACTGTGGCAACTTTTATCGTGTAATTATCTCCGCCCGTCATTTCAATGTTGAGAATTGGCTGTGCAAGATACGGCGTCGGCCCTTGAAAATATGTAGACAGAGGCTCAGTTAGCACGGCAAAAGGATTTATCCTGACTTGTGTCTGTGCCTCATCCTCGTCAAACTCCGAGTTGACGTTACAGGAAAACAAATAAGCTCCTCGCTTACCTCCGTTTGGCCTAGTCGGATTTGTTATTAAGTCAGTCACGGAAGTTCCAGCCGGTATCGTCGCGCTCACTGTCTGCGTTCCTATCGTTCCTGTTACGGCCCATGTTTTTACATTGAGCCAATAGTTTGCGATAAAGTTGGTGTAAAATAGCGGATCGTCTACTGTCCCGAAATTTACGGCTTCGAATGGTCCGTTCTCCGCTCCTCCGTAAGTGTGGTCTGGGTCGTCGGAATACGAGCGGTTGAGTAAATAGCTCAGGCTGTTGTCCGAATCTGGAAAGTCTCCGCCCACCTGGTATGCCTCTTGGTAAACGGTCGCAATCGGATCGCCTCCTCCCGGGTCGTAATTCGTTACGCCGATTGCATCGGCTGGTGTTGCTGTTAGCTCGCTATTCAGAACCTCGTTTGTAACCATCGACCGAGCTCCGCCTGTGGCCCAATGTTTGAGCGTTACTGGTCTGTTTATCATTCTTCCGAGCTAGCCTCCTCCGTTCCGGTCCCAGGAATGAGCTGGTAGTATGGCACTACGTGACCAGTGAGTGTTTGATCCTGCGCCAAGACAAATTGCAGATGAGTCCCGTATCCCCATTTTACCGCCATTATTGTATCCGATACGGCCATTGATCCGATAGGGCGCGGAGGTGCGTCCGGGTCGTCAGCGTCAGGCGGTTCGACGAACGCCCAAATGACGTAGTAGTATTTTTCGAGAATCTTTTTACCTACCGGATCAGAGTCGGTTTCCTTTACCGGGTATGGGTAGCCCGTCCACTCCTCAACCATTTGCAGTGTCACCGTAAGGTCAGGCTCGACTACTAAGCATAGAAACTTGCCTACAGCAGGTGTGAATGTTTCGGCTATGTCCACAACATCAACCAGGCCCGAGTCGTCGTATGCCGTCGTTCGCTTAACTTTGCCCGGGTGTTTTATTGAGACTTCCTTGTCGCCTTCGTCTGTAGTTTCTATTTTAAGGTTCCAATATTCGATTGCGCGAACCGACGCATCAAACGCTGCAGTGGCAGGTGGAACAAGTCCCTCCGGTGTTTGCTCCCATCCCGGCCTGACAGGTAAAACTCTGTTTTTTCTGATAAGATCAATCAAGCGATTGAATCGACCGAAGAAAAAGCCGGAATCGTATTTTTCGAAATCATCCATTTATCCTTCATCCGGTTCCATTCGCACGATCCACGTTTCAGTCACGGCCCAAATACCAGTCGCTAGTTCTGATCTTGTAAAACCTGCCAGCAGTCCCACATTTTCTACCTGCAAAGAACCATCGAAAGTTGGCGGTTGCTTATTGAATAGCGTGGAAGTATTTACCTCAGACGGGACAATAGCAGGATACCGTGGCGCAGTCGGAGCGTTTTTGCCTCGGTGAATCCATGAGATAGATGTTTGCTGCGCGTAGAAAGAAGCCTGGACTGTTACCTCGTTGCCTTCGTCGTCTGGCTGATCGGAAACAAACGACCCGCTCTGGATGGTCAAAGAGTCTTCAATATTAACTGGATTGGTAAAAGTCGCGACAAGAAAACCCTCAAAGTTCAGAGTGATCTCTGCAAATGGCTGACCTCCTCCGCTGCTAACGCTTTTGGTCTGCAAAAACATATTTGGATAGCCTAGCGTCGTTCCCGACCTGCCTCTAGTCCACGACTGATTTACTGCATCCAGCTCATCTAGATCGCCGCGTAAAACAACGGTCAGAGTATCAGAACTTTCTGAGTTTTCGTTTTCGACCACTGAGAAGGTGCGAAAGGACGTATTGCCTATGTAGGTTGGGTCTGCCATATCAATTTACTGCCAAGCCCTGAGCCAGCTTCTTATCAACATCGCGCAGAATATCTGTCTGGTCGCGAACGTCTTTTTTCTGCTCCTTTGCGATCCGGGCAGCTTCTCGCGCTGGGTTTGTATATCGGTTCGTTCCGAGTCCTCCCGTTTTCAATTTGCTACCAGCTCCGATTGTTGCATACCTGCCCAAAGCGGAGGAAAGCCCGTCACGCGACGGTGCAAGAGTTCGAGGCGTTGTAAATCGAGACGGCCCCCCCGTAGCTTTTGCGAAAACTTTCCCGCCTGGAGATACTGCAAGGGGAGGTGGTGGAGGTGTTTCGTTTTCCTTTTTTGCCTCTTGGCTCTTTTGTTCCTGTAGCTTTTTGTCGCCCTTCGCCATTATATCTGACATGGCTTTGTCCAAATCCTCTGCTGCTTTCTTAAAGCCAAACGGGTCGTCGTCTTTTGTCACCTTGTCCTTAAACGCTTTCTGCGCTGCCAGCATTTTTTCCTCAAGCGTCTTGGCTTGTTCTCCCATCGTCTTGCCCGTCGCGATTTGAATTTTCGCCATCGCCTGACCAATCTTCCCGGTTGCAAGGAAAAACATCACTTCCGCCGCATCCTTAGCGGCTTTCATTAACTGCTCGCCAAATTTACCTGTAATCTTTGCAGATACGTGATTGAACGCTACCTCAAAAAGAGAAGCGGAGAGTCGGATTGCCTCGACCATTTTATTCCCCAAAAAGGCAGCGACTACTTTTGCTGCGGAGAATAAAAGGTTTTTTGCGCCATCTACATCCAAGCCTGCAAGAAACCTTTGCCCGATTCCTGCAAAATCCATTTTATTAAATGATTCCAACGCCGCCAAAATTTTTGGAGCTGCAACTTCCGCCAGTGCAAGAATGATGCCCTGAAATTTTACCGACGCCCTGTTGAGCAAGTCGGAAATGCGGTCGAACTTCTCTGCGTTCTTTCTCAATATTTCGGCAGATGATCCCATCGTTACCGATGCCTTTTCAATGGCCCCGGCGTCTTGGAATAAAGCCATGAGATCACCTCCAGCTCTGCCAAACAATTCCATCGCAGTTGCGGCCTTCTGCGTTGGGTCTTGCATGTCGGCAATCGCATTTTGCACCATCTTGAATTGTTCAAGCGGTGATTTGTTTTTGATCTGGTCAAAGGTGATTCCAAGTCTTTCGAATGCTCTGGACTGCGTAGAAAGTCCGGCTCCAAAATCCGTAATCGACCTTTGCAGCTTGTTGATGACTGAGCCTATACTGTCGGCAGCAACTCCGTTATCCTCAAAAGCCTGTTGTAAGATGGCAAGTTGATCGACCGCCACTCCTGTCTGTGCCGATAGGTCTGATAGTCTGCCGCCCAGATCAAACGCATCTTTTAACGCCCTGCCTAGCTTGTATGCACCAGCTATGGCCGCGCCGAATGTCAATGCTCCAGCGATAAGAGCAAAGTTCTTCATTCTAGCAGCCGCCTTTCCGATTGCTGCGCCGATCTTTCTAAACGCTGCGCTAGCTTTTTTTGCCGCTGTAGCGGTAGCTCGACCTACCTTTTTCATGCCCGAAACGAATGCGCTGTCGTCCAGGGAAATTTTAGATTTGAGATTAACGGTTCCGGCCATGTTGAGTAATATAGGTTAATTCTCTACGTAATCAAAAACGCCTCACGATGCGAACTCGTCGTAATAGTCGCCGAGTATAGACTCAGCCTCTCGTCGCAGGTTGCTTCCCCCTGCCGGTTTCATCCTGACGTTTTTGGCAATCAATCCCGCGCTACGTAGCTGCAATCCTTGAGCGACTGGCATATCCAAAATCTGCTCAACGGTCATAGAACCGTGAGTAGCTTCAGAAATGGTAGCTACATATTCGCAAACCGAGCCAATCACTTTCCCAAGCTGTCGTCGGCTGACTGCATTCCTGTCTCGTCGATCTCGGCAACACTGGCGATGATGTCTCCGATGATGTCTCCGAATGCCGCAATGAGCTCGCTGTGCTTCTCGTTTCCGACAAGAACGCCTGCCTTTTCGGCCCAATTCAACGCCTCGCCCATTACCTTTGCAGGAACACGTAAAGCTTTCTTGGCGAGTGAAACAGGATGAGCGCAGAGGTAGACGACTATGACGGCATCTTGAAAAATGCCGTTGTATGTCTCGCGTTCCTGAAATTCTTCTAGCGCCTCCTCGCCCATGTTGAAAAACTCCATGCCGAGCTTCTGCGCTGCGACCTGGCGATGCGTGTTGAAAGGCTGCAATTTTACATCTCGACCGTCTGGCCCTCCGAATGATATTTTTCTGACTCCATCAGATTTGAGAAAAGCCTCATCCTGTTCGTCGATTTTAATTTCCTCCGGTTCTTCCAGAATATCCAAGTTTAGATTTTGTTCTCCTAAGTCCATCGTTTAAGCATTTGTTCGAATTTTGGCCCTTGTGGTAACACAAGAGGAGGCAGGCCGTTCCCCCTTTTGATTTTCAAACTCTTTGGAACTTCCTTCCACAAATTGGATAGTTCCAGAAAATTGGAGCGGTATGCCCTGAGCCAGCTAACCATTGCCGGTTTCCAGTTCGCTGCGAGTGACTTTGCGAGCTTGGTCCTGCCGCTTTTATCATGCGCGTCCTCAAGCTTGCGAGCGAATGAGTCGAGATAGCTGGATGCGTTGTCCTCGTCGGATGTGTGACCGGGCAGCTTGATCCTATTGAGAGAGAACAGGCGCATGTGAGCAAAAGCCGCCTTAATATAGATAGAATCAAATTCTACGCACAAAGCCGCTAGCTCTTGAGCGTTTGCTGCTGACTTGATTCTGGCAGGCAACGCCTCCGCGTCATTTAGTGCTTTTCCCGGGTCGATCCATACCTTTGCCAAATCAGATACTTCGATTGCGCCTTTTGAAAGCGGTAGGAAGTATTTAACGTCGCCAGGTTTGTCCGGCTCGTATTTGTTTTCGTCAGAGTAGACATTTGAGACGCATGGCGTTTCCTCTACTAGGTCAAAACCTACTGACACTGCTGCCGCAGCGAAGCCTATGCGGTCGTCCTTGTCGCCGCTAACTGCTCTGAATCCAATCCCTACATCCATTTTTTAATCCACTTGTGTCCCATCCTACCCTTTACACTGCTGTCACGCCATTGTAGCGAACGGCCTCGATAGATGCCGTCTGGAAGGCGTCGCGGCTCGCTGACAGCTCGATAGACTCCAAAAAGTAGTCGCCCGAAGTCGAATCGTATGCGTCGGTGCTGTTTGCAATAGTCAGAGCTGTTGCAAATGCAGCAGACATAATTGCATCGAGTGAAGTAGTTACTTCGCCCTCAATGGATACGGTGCTTTGCGGATCGAAGTCTGTGGCGAATCCGGTAGTTCCTCCGAATCGGTCGAGAATAAGTGCTTTTTCGTTGCTGAAACTCTCGCTGAAACTAGAGATGTTGATTCCAGACTCCGCCGAGGTAATTCCCCTGACGTGTCCGCCTGCTTGAATGTAAGATGGTGTTGCCATAATGTTTGTTTGTTTTATGCAGAGTCAGATATTTCCTGCGTCTGCGCGTAAATTGAAAAGTTGTAGCGATACTCTGTATCTAGTGCATCGCCGGTTTTAGATGATCCATCCACGTCTATAGCCTTGCCTTGTGGAACGACGAAGGAACCGATCGCTGCAACTCTGACAGCGTTGGAAAATTCGTAGCAGTTGTCAAAAATTGCCTCGAGCGTAGCAATATCGTCCTGCGAATGCTGCCCGTGCGCCATTATCTCCAGGGACAGGTTGAAAATGCCTGCGCCTGCCGGATCCTCCTCGTTCTGGCTGCACCTGACCGCGATGTAGGTCTTCCCTGCTCGCTCAATGTCGCCAAATTGAACGACTTGCGCGGCAGATAGTTGAGCCTCAATCAGTCCTGCTATGACCGTTTCAACTCGTTTTGCTAGTGGGTCAGCCATTACGGTTTTTCTATATTAAGACGGATTGCCACAGTCCCCTCCTGAGATAGTTCTGTGATTCTGTATTCTGCTCCACCTAGCAACAGAGTGCTTTCCGCGTCGATAGTTGGAAGGTCGTCAGCCAGAACTGTTATATTTGTTTCCCCGGTGAACTCCATCTCTCCCATGTCGCCAAACGATTGCGCCTCTGACAGTTCAAATGGGATGATTGCGCGGATGCTCTCCCCCTCAATCGTGACGTATGCCCCGGAGAGCGAATAAGCCTCGTCGAACGCTAAGGTGTGGTCTGCTGTCAGGTTGTTTGCCATGATGAAAAAAGGGCGGCGGATTACTCCGCCGCCCTTGCGCGGATGGATGGGACACTGAGCGGAATGATCCGCCCTGTGGAAAAATTAGTCTTTGGGCTTGCTTGTTTTCTTTGTCTTTGGCTGCTGCGCTTGTGGTAGTGCCGCTGCCATTGAGTCGATTGCCATTTCCAGATTCTCCGCGTCGATTCCGGCAGCTTTCGCCGCTGCATCTCTGTCGGTTTCGGGCAATGATCTCCACACCTCTACGTCTCGCTCGAGACTCGTAACCGTGTCAAATGCCAAGCCTGCTCCGGTCCTTAGTGCATGAAGCATCGAGTGATTTCGACCACTCTCTTTTGGCCCGGGGCAAGGTGCGATATATGACGGTCTAGCCCTCATCGCTCTTTACCTTCTTGGCCTTGGCTGGTGCTGGCTTTTTGATCTTGTGGATCTCAGGGTCGTAAATCTTGCAGCCGCCCGACAACAAAGCTGCCTGGTGCTGTGCGTTGTCTACATCAAGAACGGTCCCCTGTGGTTGAGGCTTGCCCTTGTAGTTTACGTTGGGTTTTGAAAAGTAAATTTTCATCTCATCAGCGGGATGTGACAGCCCGGAGGAATTGCCTCCGGGCTATCTGGTGAATTATGCGTGAGTCGTTCCGTTGTCTCCGATAACGAAGGCGGAAGGCTGCTCGAGTGCTGCGTCAGCGAATGCGTTCGCGAACAGTTCAACCGTTCCCGAGTTCTTGCTGCTGTATGGATCAACAACGAGGTCGATTCCACCCCAAAGGCAAACGAGTAGATAGCTGAACTCTCCGAAGATTACCTTGTTGGCGGTAATGTCGGTGTGGTCGTAATACTCGTAACCAAGGGCGCGCTGAGTTCCGTTTGGATTCTCGTCGATGACGTAGTTGGCCTGGCCGGACTCTTTTGGAGTCGCCATCCAGTCGGCGGTAACGCCTGGCTCAGAAAGCCACTTGGCCGATGTAAGTGGAACTTTCGCGTCGCGGAGTCCCTTCCACTGGTCAATTACGTTCTGGTGAGCGGAGTTACCGACCTGCCAAGTGTAAGCGGTCGTTCCAGATGCGTTCAGGATGCCGGTTGGGGCGTCGCCACCTGCTCCGGTGAATGCTCCCCGGTCGATGGCAATCGAGATGCCCTGTCCGAGCTTGGAGCGAATCCAGCCCTCAAAATCAACAGATGACTGCTGGAGCAGTTGGAGAGAAACGCTAGTTCCTGCACCTACTCGCTTTGGCGACATTGTGAAGTTGGAGAATACTGCATCTGCGTTCGCAATCGTGTCGGTTTCTGCGTCCCATGCTCCCGTATATCCGCTTGTCGCGGTAGGGAAACTGAGGTTGCCGGTAGCATCGCGAAAGATCGTTGCCCCGAGCTGTGGAAGAAGCGAGTAGTCCTCGAAATAATCGACGACAGGCTGCAATTCCGTTGCTACTGTGTGGCCACCAGAAGTGGTTGTGCCGACTGTAGCTGCGTTTTTGACACCGTGAGAAACTTCTCCGGGAATCAAAATGCCCTTTGGAGTGTCGCCGGATGCTGCGCGGAAACGCTGGGAGAGTTCGTCTTGAACTTCGCGCTCCAGGCCGGTCAATCCGCCGTTGATATGCTCGTTGACTGCTTTAAGAACAGAGTAGCTCTGCACCTCTTTTTCGCCTACGTAGACAGACTCATTGGAGCCGCCTGCTGCAAATTTGCTTGGGTCGAAATTGTTCATCACCTCTGCGCGGAACTCGTCAGTAGCTTTGCCGCTGTCGATTGCAGAGTTGATTTCCTTGTCGTCGACGTTGAAACGCTGCCCGATAGCGGAGATTTCTCCGATGCGGTGACGCTCCTCGTCGCGGATGTCCTTGATATTGATGGCCGGGGCTTCCGGCTTTACTTCTTCGCTCATGTTGTGAGGTAGTTGTTCTTGTTGGTTTGTTGGTTTTGTTTCGGGCTGTTCGGAAATTTCCCCGAAAACCAACCCTTTTGGTAAATCTTTTGTAATGCTGTTCGCCCATGAATCCTTGAAAGCTGCGGCCTTGAAACTCTCCTCGACTCGATCCGCAAAACCGAGATCAACGGCCTCGCTGCCATCCATAAAAGTCTCGCGATCCATCAAATCCTGGACCTGCTCGCGTGTTAGTCCGGTCCGCTCGACGTAGACTGATACAATGCTGTTTTGAATCTTCTCTAGCGTAGCTGCGGCATCTCCAAGAGCCTGAGAATCGCCAACAAGTCCGACGTAAGGATTGTGGATCATCAAATAGCTGTTGGATGGCATGATGATCTCGTCTGCCGCCATCAGAATGACCGAGGCCATGCTGCCAGCAAATCCTTCTACCTTTGCGGATACGATGCCTTCGAAATTTTTGATAGCGTTGTAAATGGCCCAACCTTCTAGCACGTCTCCGCCGGGAGAGTGTATAGATAGATTGATTTCGTCTACTCCTTCCATCGACTGCATCTCTGCTAGGAAGCTACTGCCCGATACTCCGAACCCCCCGATTTCGTCGTGAATAGAGATGTCGGCTACTGAACCTTCTTGAGAAAGGTTATACCATGTCTGTTTCTGCTGCGTTTTCACCTTAAAAAGAAAACACATAAAAACGAGAAGGCAAATTAGCCTACTCGTCGGGTGCTGGCTGATCTTCTGCTTCGTCTTTATCTGCTTCGTCAGTAGGCTCTTCTAATGCCTCATCCTCCAATCCTTTTGCAACAAGAGTTATTGGTCTGCGCGTTCCGCCTTCTTCATCCCATCCTTCCCTGACCTGGTCACTCATCTCTGGAAGATTGGAAACCATTCTGAAATCCTCTTCATCTTGTGGTTGAGGAGTAATGACTCCCGCCCTAACTCCTACGCCATAGGCATCAAACTTAGCCTTCAAGGTTTGGAAATCTTTTTCGGTCGCCACTGTTGCCCCGTCGTCATTGCTCCCCCCTTGCCGGTCATCGGATGGAGCCTGGACATCTGGAATGTCCAAAAACATATCTATTTGCCTACTACCGGCAGATGCCGAGTCGGCCTCGATCTCGTCGAAAATCTCCTCGATGTCCTCGCCCTTGCTACGTGCGAGTCGCTGGTGAGATGTAAGTCTGTTTTTGAGTCTGCGATCCTCTGCCCTTGCATCCTTGTCTGGGTCGATCCACTCCCATCGTCGCCCTTGAAACTCTGGATGTGCCAATCTTTCAAAGTCGGACATATCATAATTCAACTGGCCGGACATAATCGCCATCTCGAGCCACTGCTCAAAAATTGGCATTTTCACCTCGTCGATATACCACTTTTGAATCAATTTCCACATATCGCGCTCGCTCAGTGTGCCTTGCCGAATCGAGCTGTAGTTCACGCCCTCCAAATCAGAACCAAGCTGCGGATATGAGATCGTGAGTCCTGCCGCGACCGCTTGCAACATTGCTTTGCGGAATCCCGGTAGGTTTTGGTTGGGATGGGTTGGATCAAGTAGCTCCGGTCTGACGCCAGGAGGTAGGTTTTCGAAACTGCCCGGGCTACCGTCCATTTTGATATTTCCGAAATTGTCTTTCCCTTCCCCTTGGTATCCGCCAGCGGGAGAGTCGAAATCAGAAACGAAAAAGCCCAATTTGCTAGCATGTGCGCGAGCCGCAATCAGTTCCGCCTCCTCGTAACCGTGAAGCATTCTCAGCCTAGTCAGGCAGTTACTCAGCCAAGGCAATCCCTGAGATTGCGAAAACTCATGCTTAATGAATGCGTGAATCACTTCGCTTGCATCAAGAGTCTGTCGTGGTCCGTTAATTACTCTGCCATCCCACCTGTCGCCCGGGTGTTTATCCAAAACGTGATACTTTGTAACTGCTCCAAATCCATCCTTTTCGACTGACATGAAAATGCGCCGGTCCTTGTCATACAGCTCTGGGTCAAGTCGCTCCATCGCGATTCCTTGCATGGCGAATCTGAATGGATTGCGATTGTAACCTTTTACCATCCTCGCCAATCCCCCGCCGGTAACAAATACGGACCGCATGAATATACAGTCAAATTCATGCTCAGTCACGTCGCCCGTCACGGTGTAGTTTTGACGCTTGCAAAATTTCTTCCAGGCATCCTCTACCGCCTTGCTCGCTGCCTTGTCGATTCCGCCTCGTTTGTTTTTGGCCCGGACCTTCAAGCGGAATCCACTGTGACCAACTACATTCTGAACCGCTTGCGTTGTTGCGTTTGCGGCATATCCGTCGTTTTGGCAAAGTTGCTTCGACCTGGAGCGAAGTTTTACCAAGCTGTTTTCCATCAGCGAATCGAGAGACGCATTCCGCGTCACCCAATCGCTCGTAAAACGGCTGACAGATGCCCCCTCGAAAAATCTATTTTTCGGCTTTGTAATTTCAGACTTGCCGCGGAGGGCGTCCCATGCTGCTTTTATTTTGGAAGGCATCTCTTAAAAGTGAATGTGGATTGTATTGCCGGTAGGCTCTTCTGGATTCCTGCGCTGCAATTCTGCTTTTATTTCGTAGGCTAGTCTGCTCCTGTATTCTGACAGCAACTGTTGTGCGTCCAATAAGGAAATTTTAGAAATTGGAACGCCTCCGATTGTGTGGCTCTCCAAGCCTTCTGGAAGTCGACCTTCGATGTGAGATTCGAGCAGGCTAACCATCCTCGAGTTGAATGATTCTGACGGTGCTGCTGTTGGATTTGGTAGCAAGGTCAGAAAACCGCTTTCTTTGCTTTCTCGCCCCCAAGTGTAGGTAATGATTTTGGTAATAGCAAACTCGCCTGCTGCCAGAGACTCGGTATCTGCGCCCTCTATTTCAAAACTGAAATGGCTAGAGTCGTCGGTTCCCGTGACAGTGAAAGATATATCGCCATCATTAACCGACCTGAAAATCACAGAATACGCAGTAACGTCGTCAATGCTTTCTGGAGTGTCTCTCCACTGGTAAACATCTCCCGCAATTAGGCTTTTCGGCGGTGTTGAGTATATCTCGATTGCCATAATCTAACGGTAACACCGATGGAGATATAGGCAAATTCGCCGCAATTAACTCTTATTTGAGCATATTTCGCGCAATCTCCTCGTATTTAGGCGACATTCTCCGCTCTGCTGCCATCGCATAAACCATACAGTCGAGAGCTTCGTTTCGCTGACCTCTTTGGCATTCGAAAAAGCGAACAAATTCGCCCGTCTTGGAGCTCCGCCGGATCACAGAATCCTCTGCGAGTAGCATTTCGAAAAAGCCGGTAGCCTCTCCACCGGCTGACGGTCCAAACTCTGCTATTTGGGGAAAGTGAATAAATCCTCGAGGATGTGATTCGCCGTCCTCGTCTGGTTTCAAATCAAGACGGGAGTATATGGTCTCCTTCGCTTCGTGAGTGCCGATGTGATATTGCAGAATTTTGGCCGCTCCGATCCGCGTCGGTTTATTGTCCATCAATACGCGGTCGATTGTCCTTGCTCCTTTGCAGCCATAGACTCGTTGCCGTGTCCGCATGTGAGTCTGCGCCAATACCGCATCCTGCCATTTCCCCGAGTCAATCATCGTGCAGACGATTCCGAGCGATCCGGCTATCGGGTGAGGGTATCGCTTCGACAATTCATTGTCGAGCTTTTGCCAGGTAGAAAGCTCCATCGGACTCCCCAGAATGGTTTTGTATGCGACGCCCCAACTCTCGGCATTGTCGCCCCAACCCATCACGATCAACTCGCATCTATTCTTTTGCCAATCGACGCCAGCGGTGAGCATTAGAACTTCACTTGGCAGCATTTCGCCGGGATTGTATTCTTCGCGGCGAGCATACAGGACATGAGGCTCCGGTTTTGATTCTACCTGTTCCGCGTAAGATTCGGCCAGCATCGTGTTTACAAATACCCGCTTGGCTTTTTCCGGCGAGTCTGCTTTTTTCCCGCGCTCAATCTCGGCAGCGATTTCATGCAAATAGCCGTTATAGGCTGCCGAATGCTCGCCGACGTTCGCCAAGCAATTCAGGTGGAATCCGCGCTCGCCGGAATCTCTAGGCTCGCTCAGTGTCTTGTCGAGAAATCTTCCACCCTTTGCCATCGCGAGTCTCGATTCGTCGTTGTGTCTTTCGCCGCAACTGGGGCAGACGATTACTGCGCTTTCTGGCTCGCCTGTTTTCCAGTTTAGGTCTTTTATCTGCATCTCCCACTCATGCTCGCATTTTGAGCAGGTCACAAACCAACGGCACTGGTCTGATTGGTCAAACATTGCATCAATCTTGGAGTGACCTTTGAGCGACGGGTAAGACGACGCCCACTTGTATTGATTCTTTTCGCCTCGGGCGCGTTTGAAAAATTGCGCGAGCTTGTCGCCTTCGTCGGTAGTCTCTTGGGTGATTGCGTCGATCTCGTCTGCGTAGAGAACAGGAGCCTGGAGTCTTCGAATCATGCCGGATGAATTGCTGCCGATTGCGTGGATCGCTGCGCCGGAGTTCCATCGTTTCAATCTTTTCAAATCGGTTTCCATCTCCATCTTCTCAATGGCCGGAGTCGCCAGGAACATTTTGTAAAGCTCCTCGTTCACCCAATCCTCCGCAATGCTCTGCGATGGGAACATGACGCCAGCGGCAGCCCGCAACTGTTCGACGACATAGCAAAGTCCCGCTGCAAAAAGATAGGTTTTTCCCGCTCCTGAAAACGCCCGGATCGCTACTGATGTCAGCGATGGATTAAACAAATCTCGGGCTATTTGCACCTGCGTCTCCCGAAATCGAAACGGAGTGCCGTCAGGATTGATGATATATCGCGTGGCCCAATCTTCGAAAGAAATTGCTGGGCGGAACCGAAGCGAGTCTTTTAGCGTCTGATTGACCGTTTCCAGCAAAGACAGTTGCGAAATATTGTAGCTGTCGTCCATCGCCTCAATCTTCCTCTGTGAACTCGTCCAGCACTATTTGGAGTTGCTCGATACAATTCCCTTTTTCCTCGTCGCTGATGTCGAGCCTGGAAATAACTTTGTTCATCGCTGAAATAGCGTGTCCTAGTGGTTTGGCGATGTCCTCAATCTTGATGTATTTGCGCTCGAGAATTGCCGTCTCTGTTTCGGCCTTTCGAGCTTGCGCCATGTTCCGGCGATCCGTCGATGTCGTTGCGCCTTTGTGGTCGATCACGATAGCTACCAACTTTTCAACATCATACAGGTGGCTGCTCCCTGCTATGCGTGGCCTCAATCCCTGCTCTTCCATCAGCGCAGTAAACTTGCCCTTGTCCATCCGGCAGATGCTCGATGCCTTTCTCACTGTCCACTCAGCTCTCTTTGTTTCTTTACTTGGCATTCCGGTGGTGGTCGCTAATGGGTGTAAAATGTAGTAAAAGGTTGCGGTGCGCTCCTTAATTGGATATTGTTTGGAAAGGAACCGCTTATTTTTAGTGCCTTACGCATGTTCAAAAGCCAATCCGCATCGTTTTGCGTCGATTATCTCTGACGATGCCGCAACAGCTAACGCCTGCCATGCGTGAGACTTGAGGCCAAGTCGCTTTGCATTCGCCCTTGTTTCTTCGTCTGACCACGTCATTGCCTCAATCATCTTCCTGCGGATCACCGCGTCGTTCGACTTCTGCCCCGGTGCTATATGCTTTTTCACTTCGTGCCGCTTGATAAGCCTGTAGCGAATGCCGTGCGATTCGCAGAGCTGGACCATGCGCCCGATCCATACAACCGTGTCAAACGTAGTCTGTCCTACTCTCGCGCCATAGCTCGACACCATCTCAATGGCGACAGATGCGCCATGCTCCAGGTGATACCGAGTAATGTGTTTCAACATCTGGCGATTGTCTATCACTCCCGCCTGAGCCGGTCCTGCATCTCTCCAATCTTCGCCAATCATCGCGTATCCTGATTCTGTTGTCCCCGGGTCGATTCCTAAGATCATTACAAACAATGCGCCAATCCCTGACTGTTTGCAAAAAACGATACGTCGACGACTCAATTTTTGCCCTTTTCTTAGTGTCACATTTCTCGTGTCACATTTGTCACGTGTCACATTGCGAAAACAAAAACTCTGAAAAATCGAATTGTAATTGATGCCCTGCATTATGGTAAATAATCTTTATTATAATAATAATATAATAATAATGATATAGTAATACGTTTGGGACTTTGTGACTACAAGCACGTGACAATGTGACAAATGTGACACTAAGGATTCTGTCACGTCAGCAAATGGGACACTAAGCAGTCGATTTCGCATCATTTGGGCCGATCCAAAACAGCCTTTCCGCTGCCCGAATTGCGCCCTCCTCTTTAACTTTTCGCATTTCGATCTCCGGCATCTTTGCAAGTTTCAGGTCAAACGCGCCCCGGGATAAATGAGCTGACCGTAATGCGCTCCGCAAAAGCAAGCCCTTATCGCCTGCCTCTTTCACCATCTCAACCCATTTTTCTTGCTTGCTCATTTGCTCTTTTGTTTTTTCAATTAATAGCGGAAAAAGCAATTCTTTTTGCCTATCTGCAAACCACTTCACAAATCCACAGGCTCGAACGGCATGTTCTTCGAGCAAAGGATTTCCAAACGGATTGTCGTAATTTTCCGCCATGTGGAGGACGATTGCGAGCCTGTAGGCGTTCTCAGCGTATCGGTTGTGGAACGACGCCAGCGACTCGATTGGCTCCTCCCGGCTCGCCTTCGCGCATAGATTGTAGTAACTCTTCATCGCATCCGTGAAGCTCGAGGTTTGCGGAATCTTGCCGAGCTGCTCAGGCACAGGCTTTGCTCTGTAAGCGGAAAATAGGTGTTCAATTATTTCAGCCCACAGATTATGAGCCTTTGCATCGAAATCAATATCCTCCGGCCAATCCTGGACTTCCGCCTCTGAATCGTGCATAAGGAATCGAGCGAGAAACCCTCCCTCGATCTTGTTTGAATCCTCGAGGATCGAAAGGAAAGCGTGTGGCTGAGTCATCCACGATATGCCGAGCGTCGCGCCTATCAGACTATGCGACTCGCTTTTCCGGTCGTAGCTGACCGCATCGCCCGAATACAAATCGCACCAGGTCCCGTCGTCGTTCGTCCCTCTTTGGCTTGAATACCTGCCAGACATATTCTGGAACTGCTGCGACGCCTCTGCCGACATCGAGAGAACAGTAGGATGCGAATTTCGCCCCAAATACCCGAGCATCGTTTCTGTCGTCGTATCGCTTACAACCACCTTTTCTGGCGTGAGTAGTTTCTCAAGTTTTGACTTCTCCTCATACAGTGACTCTGGATTCCCGCCCTCGTCGAGCAGGTCTTTAATCTCATTCTCCAGCTCATCCAAACGCTTTTGCGCGACTGGTGCGTGAACATTCTTCCGCTTTTCCTCTGCCTCTGCTGCGGCCTCAATCAAAGGTTTCATCACAGTCCTTTGCGTCCTTCCCTTTCCGGTGCCTGACTTCGCCAATGTCAAAATATACAGATTGCAATGCGAAACCATGCCCGGGAGTGAATCGACGACGACAGAGTTTCCTACGGCTGTTGAAATGGCCGAGAAGCAACAAGCCGCAACCATCGACTCTGGAACTCCGTTTAATTCCGCAACATTTCTCACAAAGCCCTGCATATTTGAAGGAAGATAAATTGTTGGAAATGGAATAAGCTCCTGCTCCAATTCCATCACCGCCTTCGCCTCTTGAGATGCAGATTGTGACTCATCCACCGTCGAAACTTGTGTTGACTGGGCTTCTCGCCTGGACCCGTAGCCGTTCGCAGACAGCTCCTTCGCCGCCGCGCTGAAATCTCCGCCGTGATTCAGCACTGCGTAAAGCGCGCCTGCCGTATATGCCTTCTCAGAATCAAAATCTACTGTTGAGCTGTGAGAGTAAAAGCTGAATACATCCATCTTCGCATCGGGCGGATTGATAACGCCCGAAGTGCCGCTATCCTTACCCGGTCGAGTCCATTTTAGACGGTCGTGACTGCAAGGCGTCCACCCGCCCGACAATAGAAGGCTCTCAAACGTCTCCTGCGTGGCTTGATTGCTAAAGTCGTCGAGAGGTGTCTCGCCCGTTGCCGATTGATCGGCTGGTGGTGACAGGTCTATAATCCGGTCCCTTTTTGGCGCAGGCTTTGCTTCCACTATCAACGGCGTTGCTGCTTCTTTGTAAATTGCGCCTGCGTCCCAGGAAAGAAAACAAGCTCGATCTGCCCCTTTGCATTTTACGTCGATTTCGACTCCGAATGTATCGTCTACATACTTCTGAGCCGTGTAGAATATATCGGCAGCGTCAGCTTGAGCGTTAGAAATTGCGAAAATTGCCTTCACTCCTTCACCAGATGGCGAAAGAAACGCGAGGTGGCAATGCTCGTCATTTCCCATATCGCTCCGAAGCCTTTCGGCCCTTTCGATGCTGAGTCCGTCGACATCCACGCAGATAAACGGTCGAGGAGTATGCGGAGCCGTTTTTGTGCGATGCGGCGTTGAGAAAAGCGATTGCGGAGTTATTGCCGGGAGTCGTTTCTTCAATTCTCCGCGTTTGCCTTTGTCCTGCTCCCTCCTAATTTCCTCAATCAGCTTGTAATGCTTGCCCTTTGTTACATCCTCCCATACCTGGCGAAGTGTCGTCTGGTCAGGCAGGTCGTCGGTAGAAAATACCGTTCTAAATTGGCTAAATGTCATAATTCTATTTTTGTGCATAAAAATTCCCCATAGCAAACACCTGCCGCTGATGGGGAATTATTTTGTTTATCTTTTAAGTTTGTAGCGCGTCCTGATGTGAAAAAGCGGAACAGGCGGCATTTTGCGCCACTCAATATCTGACCCCCACCGTGAAATGTGGCCCTCCTCGATCCGCGAATTACTCCGATCCCGGCGAGCGATTGCAAAAGCAACAGCCGAATCGGCGTCTACCGCCCCAATTCCGAGAACCTGTTGCAGCATTTCTGAAGCTAGTCTTTCCTGCTTATTCATCCCCCCCCTCCATCTTTCTCCACGAATCCCACAACTTCCCGGCTCGCTCTAGGGAAGCAAGATCGCCGCGCTCAATGTTATCCGTAAGGTCACGGAAAAGCTCCGATTCGTTGTAGATTTCAGTTTCCCGCAAAAATGCAGCGATTCTGTGTGCGTCAATTTCTGCGATTTCCAAGCAGACATTCCTACCAATCGCCGCATAAGCGAGTTTGTATCCTAATTTCATTATTTGTTTTTTTCTATTTGTTGTTTTTCTTCTTCGTCAAAAAGGAACAGCATCGCGTCTGCTTCTGTTTCGATGCCGACTCTGTAGATGTCCTCCATCACCTGCTCAAGTCCTGCGAGATATTCATTCGGAATATTGCTCCGCGTGATTTCTCTATACAGCAGAATGCGAGCAAGGCGCAATCCTTCGTCTTGAATGTCTTGAATGCCGTTTCTCTGCGATTCGGTCATATTGCCCTCCTTACGCCAAGAATTTTTGACTGGTAAAACGATAGCTCCGTAAGTTGCACAGGCTTTGATCTTGTCGGGCGGTGGATACACTGACCGTTTCCGAGATAAATCAGAACATGACCGCTTTTACCGCTCTTGCTTCCGCGCCAGGTCACAATGACATCTCCCGGTTTCATGGCCGATTTGCTGACGACTTTCCCCCATTTGAGCCAATTCCGCGCCATCGACGAATATACCGGTCTGCCTCCACCGGCAGAGAAAACCACTTGGCTCACCCAATTGGCGCATTGGCAAGATTGGCCCTTTCGAAAATACTTGCCGTTCCACAGTTTCGCTGTTTTTACAATCCGGCTAGGCAATACGCCAGATTGCAGAATTGGACGAAATGCCCGTTTTTCTTGGGAGTTGCCTGTGACAAACACAAGCAAAGTCAGTGCAATGATTTTTTTCATATTATCAGTTTTTTACGTTTCAAGAATGATTGTGAGATAGACTAAAATAAAGTCGACTCCACCCCACTAGATTCTGCCGATTCCAGATTAGCGACCGCTTGCCGGTAGTAGCTTTCCTTGAGTTCGATCCCTATGCCTTTGCGACCGTTAATCACAGAACCATAGACCTCTGATCCGACTCCCATAAATGGAGAAAGCACTTTCTCGCCAGGGTTGCTTCGCAGAATAACAGTTCGCTCTATAACATCAAGTTGAAGTGGATGAACGTGCCGCTCGTCGTCAGGATCGCGGCCTTCCTTAAAAGGCAGCACTCGATTAATTCGAATGTCGTCCCAAAACGCGGAGGCATACTGACGCCAAATCCAATGGGAATACCGATTTTTTTTCTGGTCGCCTTCGTATCCGCGCCATTCATACAGCTCATGCGGAATCTCTCGACTCCCGGCGTATTCGTGCAATCCGGTAGGATGCGCCACTGGGACCGTATTTTCGCCCTTGTTGCGAAACAGAAGGAGATAGTCGGCAGAGGCAACATCGCAAAGCGTAGAATCATCGCAAATCTGCTTATGTGCCAATCCTTTTGCCATTGTGCGATTACGAACGCCTAGAGGTTCTTTCCATACAGCGTATCGGGCCGCGTAGGTCCACCCGTGTTTTTCGTGAAGTCGAATAATATCACCGGGAAAATCCTTTAGCCCTGAGCCAAGATTCGCGCCGCTCTTCCCGGGCGTAGGCACGTCCATACAATGAACAGCCGTGCATCGTCCGGGAAGCGTTACCCGCGCAAGTTCCTTTACAAGGAATTCGTAGTGATCAAAAAACTCGTCATAGCTTCGGCAATTCGACATATCTCGCTCGCTGCTTGAGTATTGGTATAAGCCACAGAACGGAGGGGAATATACCGACAAGTGAATTGAGTTGTCTGGTATGGTTGGCATAACTTCAAGGCAGTCGCCATTGTAGGCGGCAAAGTTATCTGTAATCGTTTGGTCTATTATAGCCATGATGGAATGATTTCGGGATTAGTATGTTTGTTTTTTTGGTTTAGTTTCAGTTCGTTGTTCATGTTTCCGACGAGTTCGCCGAACATGCGGTCAGCTGCTTCAGCCTTCCGCTCTAAATTGGCTAGGACTCGCGACTGTCCTTCGGTGGCAATCACATCAACTACAACATCGCGGGTCTGACCGAATCGCCAGCTTCGGCGGATAGATTGATACCACTGCTCAAACGAATGAGACGGAAAAAATGTTTGGTTGGCGCAATGCTGCCAGTTCAGACCGAATCCGGCAATAGTGGGCTTGGTTACAAGAACCCTTACATCTCCAGATTCAAAAGCCCGAAATCGCTCCTCTTTCACCTCGTCCGAGTCGCCGCCCGATACTTGGACAGCTCCGGGAATCATTTTTTCCAGACGATCGCCTTCTATGTTGCGATTTACCCAGCATACAAACGGTAGGTCGGAATCGGTCGCAAGTTTTGCAGCCATCTCACATCTCTCCTCGACGGTCCTTGATAGCTCGTTTCTCTGCTCGGCCAAGCCTACCGCAGGCATCTCAAAAAGAAAATCAGGATTTATAGACCGCGCTTCGACTATGTGCTGACGTGTAATTAGCTTAGGAAGCTGAAATCCGCCATCATCGTAACCTAGGTCCGACGGTTTTCGAACAGCTCTCGCCCATGAGCATACCCATCGCCAAAAGTCACTGGCTGCATGAGGTTTGAGTAGATAGGTTCCGGCCATCGTTTCCTGTTTCCGGCAAAATGTTTGATCGGCTTTCTTAAAAAATCTTCCAATCATGTCCATAAACCCCATATGACCGAGTGCCTCGCTCGACGTTCCTAGCTCGATAAAGTCATTCGGAGCAGCGGTGGCCGTGCATAGGAGTCGATATTTGCGAGTCCGCATAAACTCGGTGATCGCAGATTTCGTTGATCCATCAAAGTTTTTTAGAATGCTAGACTCATCACATACAACTCCTTCGAAATCCTCCGGGTTGAAATAGTGCAGCCTCTCGTAGTTTGTTACAACAATATTAGACTTAATTTCCCCATTATCAGAGCGAGCCGCCTCGATACCAAATTTCTCCGATTCCATAACTGTCTGATGACTGACGGAAAGAGGAGTCAGTATTAAAACCTTTCCACCCGTATGCTCGGCTACGTTCTTAGCCCAGGCGAGCTGAATCAGCGTCTTCCCCATTCCGCAGTCAGCGAACAACGCTCCGCGCCCCTTTCTAACAGACCATTCAATGAGGTCTTGCTGAAAAGGAAATGCAATATCAGGAATGAACGTCGGCTCAAATCCGAAATTCCCTGCCAACTGTTTTTTGCTGGCAAGAAAATCGTAATAAGTCGAACAATTATTATCAGACGACACATCCTTGTCCTTTGGTTCTTTAGATTTTTTAGATTTTGGTATCGTTTCTTTCATGGTTTTTTTCTTTCAGAATCGGAGACTAAACCGCTTTTTTCAAAACGTCCAATTTTTTTTGTTTGAAAAAAATAGTAGACAAGAACCGATTGCGGTTTTAGTCTCCGGCGATGGAAGATAAAAAAAGATGCAAAACCTGCGATGGCGTTTTTGAAGCGTCGTCGGTTGTTTTTGAGATATGCGAAACTGATTTCGTTTTCACGCAATCGCATTGCGATGATTGCATTGAGTCGATGGAGGCAAAGAGTCACAAATGCTCGCGGATCAACCTGGAAGATTTGCTGGAGGTGTTGAATGAAAGTCTCTGATGCTTTTTCCGGCTTTCTTGAGGCCGAGGACATTCCAGACGGCAAGGAAATTGAGGTGGAGATCGAAAGTGTTCGTATAGGAACGCGCAAAGACTTGGGCCGGGACGGGCGACCGATTGAAAACCCGCTAATGAAAATTAAAGGCGTGAAAAAGGAGATGGTCTTGAACAAAACCAATGCCCGGACCATCCGCCGACATCACGGCAACGAAATGGATGAATGGCTTGGTAAAAAAATCACGCTATTCCGCTCAACTTGCGACGCGTTTGGAAAGAAGAACGTGCCTTGTATCCGAGTAAAAGGAAAAACACTATGAAAATAACAGTAAATAAATCAGAACTGGCAGCTGCTTTAAAAGCAGCCGGGAAAACTTGCAATTCTCACGGCAATATCCCCGTTTTGTCGAACGTTAAAATCTCTGCTCTAAGCGCAGGCGATAGTTTTTTCATTGAGTCCACCAATCTGGACCAATACACCTCGATCGGGGTTGCGGCTGATGTTGGCGAGAATGGCGAGGTTTTGGTCCCCTTTCGTAGATTGAATTCCGTGATAAGTAATCTCGACGGCGAAACTGTGGAACTTGAATCTGATGGATCAAAAACCCAAATTCGGGCTGGAAGATTCAAAGCATCGGTGCAAGGAGTTGACGTTGCTGATTGGCCGCAACGCTCAATGGAGATCAATCGAGCGTATGACATTAAGGCCAATCAGCTATCGAACGCGATACAGAGCGTGATCGGCTGCGTTTCTGCCGATGAGTCTCGCTATGTTCTGAATGGTGTATTTCTGGAGTGTGTCGACTCCGTGGTTAGTGTAGTCGCTACTGACGGGCGACAGCTAGCCGTGCATTCGTTCGAGGCAGATTGGAACGACTTCAATGTGATAATACCTACATTGGCCGCTGACGCTATTCTCGATGCGTGTCAAGGCGAAGCCAATATTGAAATTGCTCTGGGAGACAATTCTGTAGGAGTAGCGACAGACACGGCAAGAACCTGGTCAAAAACAATCGAAGGCAAATTTCCAGAGTGGCGCAGAGTGATGCCGGATGAGTCGGCAATGAGAACTTTTCCCGCTCCGCACAAAAAGCTCCTCGGCATTCTTCGTCGAGTCGGATTGATTGCCGATCCCCGGATCGGATGCGTTCGGCTCGACGGGAGTGCTGATGGGATTACCGTTTCATCATCGAACGCGGGAGAGTCAGCGTCGGAGAAACTGGAATGCCAGTCGCCCGAGTTTGGCGTTTCTGTAAATCACGACTTCCTGGCGAAGATGCTCGCGACCATCGACGGGGAATCGGTCGATATTAAAGTTGGCGAGTACGAATCGCCTGTGTTGATCGAATCGGATGGCCTTAAATATATCATTATGCCGATGCGTAAATAATTATGAGAGCAAATCCACTGCCTCCGATAGACAGCGTTTTTAAAGTTCTGAAATACGATCCCGATACAGGAGTATTTACCTGGAGGAGGAATGAGAAAGTTCCAAAAAAAGTAGCCGGAAAAGTCGCAGGCTCCTTTAACAAAAACGGATATAGGCAAATTAGGATTGACAGCATTAGATATTTAGCCCACCGGCTGGTGTGGTTGATTTCTGAAGGAAATGATCCAGGCGATTTACAGGTTGACCACATCAACGGCCTGAAAGATGACAATCGTCGCGAAAATCTGCGCCTTGTTACAAATTCAGAGAATCAACACAACCAGAGGCGCGCAAGGGGATACCACTTTCACATCCGGGCGCGTAAGTGGCGCGCTCAAATCGTGCTAAACGGTAAGAATCGACATATTGGATATTACACTACCGAGGAAGAAGCAAGAGCGGCCTACCTCGAGGCGAAAGCAGAATTTCATCCGACAAGCCCGATTACAAAGTAGAAACAATTATGACACCAAACGAATATCACAAGAATCTAGTATGCAATCGCGAGGACATTTTCGCAGACGACAGCTACCTTTCCAAATCTGTATTGTGGGAATTGAAATCATCCAGCCTTTACCGATGGAGATTCGCTCCAAAGGTTTTTACCGGATCGCCAGCAGCGAGCTGGGGCAGTATGGTCGACGCAGAACTAACTGAGCCGGGAGGCTGTGAATCAATCGTCGCGGTTTCTCCGTTTGACTCGTTCCGGTCGAAAGATGCCCGGGAATGGCGAGATGAGCAGGCTGAGTCAGGATTGGTCGTCGTAAAGCAGTCTGAGGTAGACCAGGCCAAGATTGCTGCAAACAAAATCCGATTGGATCGAAACGCGGCAGATTTGCTGGACTGCTCAGAAGGGCAGGTGATTCTCACTTCTAAGATCAAAGACGTGAACGTAAAGTGCATGATTGATCTGGTTCCAGAAAATCGCGACTACTTGGTAGACATTAAAACGACCGGAGACTTTTCGCCGGTCGGTATCAGTAAAAAAATCGCGCAATTCGGATACCACGCACAAGCAGCGTGGTATCTCAAAATCTGGAACAATGAGAATCCAGACGACCAACGCAGTCGGTTTCGATTTGTTTGGCAATCCAGCGAGTCGCCCTACGAGGTAGCCGTAACTGAGTTGCCAGCGATGGACATAGCAGCTGGCGAGGATTGGTGCGCCCACCAACTTGACCGATTGACTTACGCCGCGAAAACCGAGTCTTGGGGCAATATTTTCAATGACAAAGTCGCCGTGATAGGTCGCCCGGGATGGGCTGACGCGCAGGATGAGGAGGAGATGACAGGTTTCACAAATGCACCCCAATAGAAACCTTTCGATCTTCCATCGAAAAAGCTCCAAAAAGGAGCCTGATTTTCTTCGGCTGAGTTTACGCAGTTGCAAGTTGCTTTTGAACAGGTCCGATTTGAAGTCGTTCGACCAAATCACAAATAAGGATAAAAAACTATTACAGAGACGGGTTAATGCTTACGCGGAGGTTGAAGAGCCGCATCTAGATTTGCCGGACGTAAAGCCTCAAATTACGATGTCCTGGTATTTACTCAGCGAAATCATTGGCAGACCAATATTGAACATTTCGCAAGTAAAGCGTTCGGATCGGAATTTTTTAGCCAGAGAGATAAAAGAATTGAACGGCGAGAGTGATTTTCAAATAACACTGACAGAATCGGCATCGAGAGAGATACACGTCATCGGAGGTAAGCTGCCGTCTATCGAGCAATTTCCAAATGCAAAAGGGGTTGAATATGCCCTAACAATAAACTAACATACAAAAATATGAGCAAGCTAGTCAAAGCAAAAATCGACGTTACTAAAATCGACAAAACGAAACTGTTTCAAGGTGCGAAAGGCACGTATCTGGATGTCGACATCTGGATTGACGAAAACGAGCCGGAGGCGTGGAAACAAGTTTCTCTCAATCAGTCCCAATCGCAGGAGGACCGGGAGGCAGGTTTGCCCAAAAACTACATTGGGAATGGAGAGTGCAAATGGGGATGGGATAATCAGCCTGCATCTCAGCCTGCATCTCAGCCAGGAGCAAATCCGATGCAGGATGTCCCCGCGCCAAGTAATGACGAAATCCCGTTTTAGTCAGATGAAAGGCGACTTAAACAATTTCAACCTAGACGATTTGCATTGGCGAGCTGCGGAATCGCGGCTGGATAAAATCAAAATGAAGTTGTTTGAGTCGCCCCATCTTTTTCCAGTTTTGGACGATGTAATGACCAAGCTGGATTTATGGGACGATCCAAAACCGACAGACTACGCCCGGAATCTTATTTTACAGTCTGAGTCGAAAGGGAATGAAAATGGAAGATAGCTCTATATTTGAGGCATTGCAGCGAGCCGGAGCTGATTCGGTCGACTGTCATTACGACGACGCCAGGCCGGACGGATGGCGAACGATTGATGATCTCGCTGCGTTGGCTGATTGTGGCCGAAGCACAATCACTCGACTAATGCGCTTGTCTGTCGCCGCTGGAACGTGGGAAACGAAGAAGGTTAGACTATCTGGAGGTCGAAAGGCTGCGGCATATCGGGAGATTTCAGCAGAACGACTAAGATGAGGCACGGCGCAGAAAGATTTGAATTGGAACAAGATACGGTATCGCCGTTGGCTTCATCCGCTTGTTCTGCTGAGTTGGAATGGCGGCAGAGATACCAGGCTCATCTAAAATCTGCACAGTGGAAAAACACCAGACGCGATCTCTTTAGGTTGCGCGGTCGAAAATGCGAATTGTGCGGAAAGGCGGCGGCATCGCTGGAGGTGCATCACTTGAACTACGAACGCCTTGGCAAAGAATTGCCCTCTGACCTCCAGATCGTCTGCAAACCGTGCCATGAGGAGGCAGATAGGAAACGCGAAAGTAAGGTAGCAAGGAAAAGAAAATCGCGCCGGGTCGCCAACGCTTTCGATACCTGGTTTGAGAAGAAAACAGGCTATAATCCTTGGTATGCCACCGAAGCTGATTACGAGGAATTTGATGAATGGTTGGAACGCAAAGAGGGGGAGTATTATTGAGCTGAACGCCCCAGATCGCGAGCATACCGAGTGGGTCTTGCGCTTCGACTTGTTCGCAGCAATACGAAGGAAGAAAAATAAATGCACTTTTATTTGAAAAAGCACTTGCGCGAAATCAAATAGGGTGTAATCTATTTACATGACAACGAACGAAATCAACGCCGCAACAACCGAAACTCTTCTTAATGTAGTTCTTACCGATGAGAAAGAAAATGGATGCTCAGACCGTGTAAAGCTCAATCGGATCAATCAAGAGTTGGTAAACAGAGAAGGCAAAACGGCATTCGATCTTCTTACCGAAAAAGGACTCTAATGGGAGCAGGAGGAAAACGCAAGGGAGCGGGGCGAAAGCCTCGCTCAGAGCCACGGGAGGCCGTTACGGTGCGGCTGGAGCCGGAACACGCCGAGATGTTTCGCGCTATCTGCGAGGAGCGCGGAAAGTCTCAATCAGGGCAAATAACTGATTGGATCAAACAGGAGAAATAAACTTGCCAGTCTCTCCCTTGCGGCAAAACCACAGCTCCCAATCTGATTTTCCGCTTTTGGATTGGTGGATTTCGCCAAATGCCCATCCGTTCTCATGCGCCAATTTCCTTGGCGTTTTTGCGTTGTAGGGCATGTCAATTTTACAGAGTGCGCCTACGCTAATTCCCTCCGCCCGGGAGAGCGACGAATCAGCAAAACGTGAGAAGGAGTGAACGTGGCCCTGGACAACACCAGTGCCGCTTCCCTTGTAGATTCCTATTGCCTGGCGAGCCGCTGCGACTCCCGCATGGTAGCCGTGAACGAATTGCAATTGTCCCAATTTCAAGACGCCGCTTCTCACGTCGTAAGGTAGCACGGTTGCCGCCTTCCAAGTCTTTTGCTGCTCGATTTCCTGCACAAGCCTACCGCATAGATCGCGCATGTTTCCATTCGTCGAACATTTTGCCGATTGCCACAACCTTTCGTCGTGATTGCCTCGCAGGATGTAGTTCGGGCGGTATGCGTCGAGAAGGGCGATTCCCGTAATGCAATCGCGCTCCATCGACTCGGCTCGTTCTTCCGCCCCTGCTCCATTTCGCAAGGGCCGAAAGTCGAACACGTCGCCGCCGTGGATTTTGATGTGAGGTTTCCACCTGTCAGCAAACGACAAAAACGCATTTACGGTTTCGTCGTCCTGCTGATCGCCGTGGCTGTCGGTTCCAAATAAGAATCTTTTTATTCCCATCGCTCATTCTCCTTACTTGGTTCTTATTTTGTTCCGAAAAACTTTTTAATGACTGATTGAAATCCGTAGGAAAGAACCGAGAGAATCTGGACCGATCCAAAACCAGCAACGCCGGATATACCGACAAGCAAGAAAGAGCCGCCGTATTTATCAATGGTCAAAAGTGAAAGTATAAGTCCGGCAGTGGTTCCGGTAATCAAATAAGTCAAAACGACTCGCTTGGTTACTTTCTCGGTATGATCGCCAAGCATTTTGGCAACGCTTCCAAGTGAGGAAATAGCGATGATTGCCGCAAAGTATTTGATATAGCCGGAAATGGTAAATTCCGAGGCCGGTAGCGTAGCAATTGATTTCGCTGCTGCAATGATTTGATGTAGTATGTTCATAAAAGGTTACTGTTCATTTCCTCCGCGATTTCGTGAACTTTATTCCACCTGTTTACAAGTCCCTTCCAAAAATTCGATCTATACCCTACTCTCTCGCGCTCGTATCTCTCTCGCGAGTCTCGTAGCTTTTGTAGCAATAGGGAAGGCGTTTCTCGGTCTGCCTTTTTAAGCATTCCGCGAGTTTGTGGTCCCCATTTCCCGTCTCTCCTTACATTGCGCCCCATTGCCCGAAGCGCATCCTGAACAATCCACGCACTTCCGCCTGGGCCTCGATTGAAAGTCGTATCTAGAACGAAGAATTTAGTGCCAGGCTTGAGCTTTACCTCGTCGAGCTTTGTATATCGCAGCGTATATTCCTCGATGTATCTGGCCGCGTATGTTTCCCGTTGATCGGGTTGCATCGCTCGCAGGTCAGCAAGTGCTTCTGGGTGGTATCGGTCATTGATCCCTGCAATCTCGTATTTTCCTCCACCGTCATTTTCTGGCAGTTTGTAAATTTTTAGCGTTCGGTCTGCGTCTCTTCGCGCCTCGAGATCGACGATGACTCTGCCTGCTGCATAGTTGCTAGGCGTTTCGGCGGTAACATCTGCAATATTTACCTGCTCAGAACTGGAATCAATCAGGTCGGTGTCCTCAATCAGCGTATAAGTAAAAACATTGCCCCAAATCTGATTGGCCTTTTCCCACTCGTCCCGCAGTCGCAGGAAGTCGCGAACGCTCTTTGTTACCTGGCATCCTGCCGACGATGCACCGATCTTGTCGTAAATGTCGCGGCAAATGCCGTCGTCTGGATTCTCTGGAGCATGAATATTTGCGCCAAAATTGCCACTCTGTAGCGTGTTTGGTTTGAGATCGTAGACTCTATCTCTGTTTCCGTCGCGGTAGACATTCACCGGACCACCATCTTGACAAAGTGCATTGTAGAGTCCTCGATGCTTTCGGAGTCGGTAGATGTTTCTGTATTGCCCCGGCTTTAATATCATTGCGCCGCGTGGGTTGAGCAGTTTGCGCCTAGTATATCTCTCGCCCGGGTAAGTCGTAAACGGAACAGAGATAACATGCCACTCTCCATCCTCCTGTTTCCAGAATTGCACCAATCGACATCCGAATCGGTCAAACTCTGGAGATGCGTCCCTGATGCCTACGATGTTGAGATTGTATGGCTCTGAGTTGTTCGCGAAAACATCATATCCTTTGCCTAGCACGGCCCTTGCAACGTCCGTAGCTGCGCCGAAATCCATCGACGGTGGTTTGACTATGGCGGGAGCTTCCGGCGGCTCTGGTGGATCGCTGGGAGTCGGTGCAGGGTCAGGTAGCGGTGCGCGGTGGATCGTCCTATTCCTGCCGAATAGCTCGCGCACAATTAACCGTAGCAATGTAAGGAGAAAAACCATTACCTGACTTTACCTGGCCACTTCGAAGCGAATTTTGACGCAATGTGTTGGAGTCCTCGAGATCCGTAGTAGAAACCGACGACTGTTGTGGCGAGCGTCGCCAGTAATTCGCTTGGTTGCGATGGTTTGCCTGCTGCGAAAAGTATAAGGCAAAGAATCCAGTCAATTAAGAAACAGCTGATCACAATATACCCGACAATCGGTCTCCATGTTTTTGAAAGCTTGCAATCACCCATCATATCGGCAGCGTGTCGAGCGGTGACCTGCTCCCGGTCCTGTTGATAGTCTGCCAGTATTGCCTGCTGCTCTTGCAATGCTATCTCTGCGATCTGCGCCCTTTGCTCTGGCGTCGCATCTTCTAGCGCGTCGGCAATGGCTGTTTCGCTTGCGTTGTCGCCAAGCCCCAACGCTCGACCGATCTTTTTGGCAATGTTCCAATAACCTCCGATGGGAGAGACAGAGATAATAGCGTCAGCAACTTCGTCCAGGCCAGTCTCTCTGGCTTTTCGGGCAAGCTTGCCGCCTTCGTTTAATATCTGCATTTATTTCTCCTGCTCGATTTCAATCTTTGATGTATTGCCAAGAGCCGCAATAAAATTTGATCCTTGACCGTCAGATCCTTGCGTAAATCGCGAGAAATGTTGCAGTTCATAAACATCTGTGGCCGATGTAACCGAAAACCTACCTACAATGTGAGCGGTTGTTTGGTCGCCAGTGCCTCGGTAGCCTGTTACTGCAAATGTAAAACCGGCAGTTTGTGGAAAGCCCGGATATTGCGGTGAGTCGTCGCCGTGTGTAACGGTAACCACATCCGATGCTGAGCTTGCTGAAAACTTAGAGTCGCCATCAATAGCGGATGCAACTGCTGTTGCAACTGCTGTTGCTGAGTCTCCCGTGGCTATGCCGGTAATCTCTACGTATCTATCGACCGTAAGAGTAGGCTGCGCCGTTCCGCTATCATCTACGTCTATCCAAAAGGCGACCGAACCATCCTCATCGTGCAGGATGAAGTAAGTTCCGTCTAGTGATCCAGCGGTATCTGCAACGCATGTAATAGTCTCAGTTTCGGTGGGCGCTATCTGCGCGTATGCCTCCATGCCCTCCACCGATGTTGTCGCAGCCGTGGTATTTTGAATCCGCAAGTAGTTGTGGCCGCAATTGTATGCGTTGGCATATCCTCGAACGCGATAGTCTCCAACTGGTAGTTGGAAACCTCCGCTCGACATTGTGCAAATCCCAGCCGTGTCTACAGACTCGACGAGGCTGCGCTTTGTCCATGTCTGCGAAGTTAATCCGCCTGAGCCGGTTTGCGAAAGTAGAAGGTAGTCGTTTGACCCTGTGTTGAGTGTCTTTAGTTTAAATACCTTCTCATTGGTGCTGGCAGCGTAATCATCCGGCCTGATTACATCTGGCGAAGATTCAGCGTCGGTTCCAGAAGCAAGCTCGTAAATCCGCAGAGCGTTACTTGCATCAGCATCCAGCATTGCAAACGTCTCACCAACAGTCCGAGAGACGGTAGACAGTGAGTCCAAGTCTGATGCAGTTCCTCCCGTTAGTCCTGTCAGCGACGGATTGAACTGGATAGTGTTAGATGTCAACGCATAGTCGTCAGGATTTCCGCTGTCCGTAGGCGTTCCCTCGCTGCCGCTGAGAACGTCGTGTTTAATGGTCGTTGTAACGTCGTCAATAGACGATTGGTAATCTGCGCCTGCGCTGTATTTGTAAGTAAGCTCAAATAGACAGTCGTCTAAAGATGCAATGTCGTTAGTGTCGTCTGCGTCTACTCTTTCTAGCGCATTGTTTATTTGAGTAGTATTTAGCGAAAGATTGAAAGTGTATGTTTTCGCTGCCGAATCGTGAGCGTATGTGGATGTTCCGGCTAGTAAATCGCCATCCGAATAGTCGCCGCTTGCTTTGATACCAATGTCAATCAGTGCGCCTGCGCCCAGATTTTCTGCCGTCCACGATGGCGCTGAAACAACAGAGTTGGGCGCCGCTCCATCTGGCGATTGTCCGAATTGAACGATCACCTCCTCTACATCACCAGCCTTAAATGTTAGCGTTTCAAGTGCGCCATCAAGACCGGGAACGGTCACAAATCGCCGGAGTCGTCTGTCGAAATATAATGTCATGGTATTATTCTGTTATTGATACAGTTCCGTCTGCCTCAATCGTAAATGGCAGAGGAGGAGTTTTTGGAACATATTCTGGATCAATGACGTTGAGAAACTTCACCAGCTCCCCACTTAACCAAAAAACCTCTCCAGCATTAGTTCCGAGTGAATCCAATACATCTTGGGGATTGGCTTCGCCGTCCCAGAGTTGGCACATTCCTTGTTCGTGAAACTCCTTTAGCTGATCGTGCAAAACTTTTATTAGTGACAGTATTTGATCTGCTTGCTTTTCAGCCTGCGTTTTGTTGATTAAGCTCATAATCTATGTGGCCTTACGTTTTGATAATGTAATTGAGAACGATTGTGGGTTGCGTGTTCTGGTGCGCCAGGTCTCCACCTGCCGAAGTAACAGTTCTTGCCAGAGTAGTGATGTTGTTCAACCTCACAGAGACCCCGCTGCCAGTGTCTGCCATGTTCCTGGAAGTCGTATCATATCTATCACTAGTGTCGTGATCGTGGATCGGCATTTCGTTTTCGTCGAGTTGGTGCGTTTGGCTTCCACCCGTTGATCCGAGAGTTGCCCCATCTACTCCACTGCCAGCAGATGTCAAAAGCGAAGCGGTTGATTCCTTACCTGCAATTACGCGCCCCGATATGTCTGGTAGATTGAATGTTGTAGACCCGTCGCCAACTCCGTATGTAGTGCTAACTACGGAGAATAAATCAGAGTAAGTAGTCCGAGAAACAGCACTGCCATCGCAAATAAGCCAGCCCGTAGGCGAAGAACTTCCAGCATATGCTTGGACACCTCCAGTGGGTGAAAGTGAAGCAGCAGACTCTATAGCCGCCGTTCCGAGTCCTAAATTTGTTCT